GTACTGCTAATAGAAAGAAATCAATTGAACATGGGTGTTATGTACGTTTATGTGCTAGACATCACAACATGAGCAGTGAAGGAGTACATTTCAATCACAAATTAGACATGAAGCTTAAAAAGGAATGCCAACAGGCATTTGAGAAAGCACACACAAGAAATGAATTTATGAATATATTTCATAAGAACTATTTATAGGAGGTAAATATGCATTCATACAACGTGATTAGGAATCAAGAATCATATCCTAGAGAAGTCTATTATTCTCAAGCTAAAAGGATTGAAGCATTAGAGAATTACATTATGGATGAGAATTTTAATCCATATCAAGATTCTTGGACGGATGTTAATAGAATGAAAGAGCTAGGAATTACAGAAGAGCAAATGGAACTTTTCAGAATTCAAAAATTTGAAGAAATGGAGCAAATGAGATTTTGAAAACGAAATTGATAGGTAACTTCATCCGAAAATCAAGAAACGAAGATGGAAACCTAGAAATAACATTTGAATTGACTGAGCCAATATACGAATCATACGCTCAGACACTCGAAAAAGGGGCATATAGCGTGATTATAGATTCTGTTAAACATTTACGTACAAATGAACAGAATCGGCTTATGTGGCATTTAATAAAGGAAATATGCAGTAATGAAAACGCAAGCTATAACGATACATGGGATATGTACTGCGAATTCTTGAGAATGGCGAAACAGAAGTATACATATGTTTCAGTTTTGAAAGATGGTGTTGATTCGTTGGCTCAAGCTCATGGAGTTAGAGCAGTTCAAATATTGGGCACTGAGGTTAGAGACAATGGAAATGAATTTGTGAATTGTAGATTGTTTCTAGGTAGCTCACAAATGGATACAAAGCAAATGGGAGTCTTAATTGATTGCATATTAGATTATGCCGAACAACTAGGAATCAGTACTCAATATTATTTAGATAAAGGAATCAAGGGGGAAGAAAAATAAAATTTGTAATTAAAGGAAAACTAGATGGATTGAATGAATATATTAGAGCTTGCCGAGCCAATCGTTACAAGGGAGCAGAAATGGTTAAAAAGAATGAGCGCTTAGTTATGGCTTATATCTTACAGGCAATAAATTTTGGTGAAGTTTACGAGGTTAAGAACTATCCTATCAAATTAAATATTGATTGGTATGAATCTGATAATAGAAGGGATATTGACAACATTACATTCGCCACTAAATTCATTCAAGATTCATTAGTTAGAACAGGAATACTTGAGGATGATTCAAGAAAATACATTAATCAAGTGAATCATTCAGTATTTACAGATAAGGAGAATCCAAGAATAGAGGTAGAGATTTTATGAGAGAGCAAGAAATGGCAGTAAATGTAGCAAAGCAAATTTATTTTGATGAATTTAATTCGTTTTATCAAGTTGCAGAAAGAAGCACAGAAGATACAAATTCAAATGATATATACAATGAAATGTGTAACATTCATGAAATCACCGAAGAGTTTACGCATCTATTAGATAAATGTAATAGCTATACAAAAGAAGGATTGTATAGAGTTGGAGTTAAAGCATTGTGTAAGGTGATATATAACTTTGAAATTTCATATAACGATATTGAGATAGATTGCTATCTAGAATATATCGAAAAGATTATTGATGAAATCCTAAAGCAAGTCGTAGTACTTGGCGGAGGTGAGCAAAATAGCAGTAATTAGAATTATTAAGAACAAAAACTATACAGTGATGAGCAATACACATTTAAAAGATAAACGCTTATCACTTAAAGCAATAGGCTTGTTAAGTGTTGTTCTTAGCTTACCGGATGATTGGCATTATACAGTGAATGGATTAGTTGGAATTGTAAAAGACGGTGAAAGAGCAGTAAATGGGGCATTATCTGAATTAAAGGAAAATGGATATTTAAGAATAGAAAAACTTTATCCGAATAAAGATGGAAGAAATAAAATTGAATATCAATATATTTTCAGTGAAACGCCTCAAGACCTACAAAACGTACCTCTTGAGCAAGACATACAAAATGTAGGTCTACATAATGTAGGACTACAAGATGTAGGTTTACAAAATGTAGGTACTTATAAATATACTAATAAACCAAATACTAATAACAAAAATACTAATAACAAAGTAAGTAAACATAAATACGGAGAATATCAACACGTTCTATTAACAGATAAAGAACACACGCACCTATTAGATTTATATGGTAATTCATTAGATGAGCATATAAAGATATTGGATGAATACATTGAAACAAGTGGAAAGAAATACAAGAACCATTCACTAGTGATTCAGAAGTGGGTACACGATGAATGGACAAAAAGAAATAAAGATAAGCCTATCACACTTGATTCAAAGTTTTATGCAGAGAAAAATACAAAGACAGATAAAGAAGTACAAGATGAATTTAATAGGCTTAGAGCACAATTATTTGGAGCATGAGAGGTGAATAAATGATTAATTGGATTTGTGGAGCTATATGTGGAAGTGGTGCAACACTTCTTATATATAGCCTAATGGTAGGAAAAAGGATTCAAGAAGAACAGGATAAAACTACTAAATGTATATTCAAGTATAACGAATACAGACGCAAGATTAGAACACTTGAATATCAGAAACATGAACTAGAAAAGAAATTAAAATCAAGTGATTATTCAGATTTCTATGAGACGAAATAAATGTAAAAGAAGAGGTAAATATGACAAAAAAAGATGTTGAATTAATCAAAAAAATGCTAAAAATGCAAGCCAAATTGGATGAAGCAATTATGAAAGAATATGGATTGGATGAGATTGATGAAGAAAAGCTAAATATGGCTATTTTGGACGAAGTAGGCGAATTAACTCACGAATTAAAAGCTAATTGGTGTTGGTGGAAAAAGACTCAAGTACCTGTTGATGATAATAAAGTTTTAGGCGAGTTAGTTGATATTTGGCATTTTGTGTTGAGTTGGCAGAATCATTTCAAAGACGGAGAAGAAGGAATGATAAATGCTCGTGCGGTCGTAAGAAATTCAAAAAGAATCTTAAATTTGCTAAAAACTAAAGAGTATAGATTATCAGAAGAGCTATCTGATTTAGTAGCATGGGAACTTTGTAAGTTGGAAAGATTAATTGCAATCACTGAATATATTGGATTCAAAGTTGAACAAGTATATGAAGCTTATTGTGATAAGAACAAAATCAACTATCAGAGATTGAAGGAGGGGTATTAAGATGTGGATTAGGAGTCAGACAAAAAACGATTTAGTAAATATTAATTTTATGCGTGTTATTAATGACGGCAATTTCTGTTTGATATGTTGTGTAACAACTGATGGATGTGATTATGAGCTAGGTATTTATTCAAGTGAAGAAAAAGCTTTAAAAGTTTTAGACCAAATCCAATATAATATGGAACCGTTTGAACACGAACCGACAATGGTATTTCAAATGCCACAAGACGAGGATGTAGAAGTATGACAGAAAAAGATTTAGAAGAAATAAAACAAAAGTACGGATTCACATTGCGTCCAAGTGCATTTAATGGTAAGCCGATAAAGTATGTTTCAAGAAAAGAGTATGAAGAAAAAATAAATAAGGTTTGGAATCAAATATTTGAGGATGATTCAAAAAAAGAACAAGAAAAAATTGAAAAAGAGCTAAGAAAAAAGCAAAACGCAAGTTTGAGAAAGCTTAAAAGAATGGTGCAAATCAAAAAAGAAACCGATGAATTTGTTAAAAAGCTAAAGGAACAGGAGAGTGATTTTTAATGGAAGCGTTTGTTCAAATGCCACTAGAAACATATGATGAGTTAAAGTCTAATAACGAGCATTTAAAAAGAATGTTAAAAAAGGAACAAGAATCACATAATGAAGATGTTGCACAAGCCAAAAAAGAAATAAATGATTTAGTTAAAAAATTAGAGCAGTATAAGCAACACATTCTAGAACGTAATTGTAGATTGTTAGATGTTGATACCTATTCACTAGAGCAATATTTGGATATAGATTCATGGAATTATGGAATGAATTATAAAGATGAATTATTAAGTCTAGGAATCACAAAACAAGAAATGGATGAATTTATAGTCGATAAATATGAGGAAAATGTAAAAGATAAAGAGGAGAAAGAAAATGAATAATAAAGAATTGAAAAAAAACTTAGAAAAGGAAAGAAAAAAGCAAAGAGAAGATGCTATAAAAATAAATACTTTTATCAGATTAGATAAAAGCAGTGCTTCTGAAATCGATAAACAAATTGAGCAAACTTATTTATCTTTGCAAAAGAATATTAAATTTGTCTGTACCAATAAAGACTTGATGAACAGTATGCTAGATGAATTAGACTACATTGTTTACGCATCGAAACTATATGGTGGAAAGCATGTTATGGAAGAATTGGATAATCGTTACAAAAATAAATTAATGAGTTAAAAGGAGAATGAAAATGATTAAATTACAAAACAATTATGCAATCACTTCTAGCAGTGGTTCATTCGCCCTTGTAACATTTGTAAAGGGTAAAGACAAAGAAGGAAATGAGATAGACGTACAAAAGCCTATCTCATACCATACAACGCTAGAATCGGCTTTACAGAGCTATTCTAACAATCGTATGGCAGATTTAGTTTCTAACGTAGATTTAGACTTGAAACAGGTTAAAGAAGCTATAAATGAGCTTAAAGAGGAGATAAAGGCATATGAATAAATATCAAGAATTATTACAAGTTCTTGAAAAGGAATATCAAGTTATGTGTGATGTAGCAGGGATAGAAGAGACTGACCGTGCCAAGTTATATTTTAGATTATTGGGAAATCTTACGGATAAAGAAACACCAAAGAAACCAATAGATATTGAGTTTGGCCCATGTGGTGATTTGATGTTATGTTGTCCAACGTGCAAACATGGAGTTGTTCCAATTCCAACGTATCATGGAAACAAATATTATCCTCGTTGTCCATTCTGTGGGCAGAGGTTATTAGAGGAAGATAAAGATGACTGCTAGAGAAATGTTTAAACAATTAGGCTATGGATACCGTGAACTTGATGATGATGTATTTCAATATTCTATGGCAAGTTCTATAGTAATTAGATTTTATAAAAAAGAACGTGAATTTTGTTCCGTTGAGTACTTTGAACCTAAAAACATCACTGTAGATGAATTCAAAGCAATTCAACAACAATTAAAAGAATTGGGGTGGATTTAATGAAAGCCGAAGAAATGTTTAAAGAATTGGGCTACGAAAAAAAAGAAGAAAGTGAAGGTGTTTTGCTTTATATTTCTGATTTTGAAAATAGCATATTGTTTGATAAGAAACGTGTAACAATAACCGATTTACATGGTTATGGAAGAATTACTATTAATCGTTTGTTAGAAAATGCAATTCATAAGCAATGCGAAGAACTTGGTTGGCTTGAAGAAGAAAAAAAGACTGAAATGAATATTGAACATTATTACGATAAATTAACAACATTTGGCATGGATGGTTTTGCAGTAACTGATGGAAAAGTTAAAGCGTGTAGGGATGTGAAATGTAGTGAATGCGAATTCGATGGTGGATGTTGTGGAGAAAAAAGATTTATATGGTTAGCAAGTCCTTACAAAAAGTCAACATACAAATTAACACAATGCGAATACGATATATTAAATGCATATATAGATAGTGGAATGCGGAAGTTTGTTTCATATTACAGAGCTCTGCTTGAATTGCATGAAAAAGGATACTTTAAAGACATTGATATGAGCATTCCAATTCATGATATTTTAGAAAATTGTGAAGTAATTGAAAGATAGAAAAGAGGTAGAAAATGATTAATGTAGCAGTAATAGCAGGACATCTAACTAAAGATGTTGAACTATCAAAAACACAGAACGGAAATAGCGTAGCAAAGTTTACTGTAGCAGTAAACGGATACAATAACACTACAGATTTTATTAATTGTGTAGCATGGAATAAATTAGCAGATATTGTAAATATGTATTGCAATAAAGGTGATTTAGTTACGATTGAAGGAAGAATCAGTGTTAGAAATTATGAGAATCAACAAGGACAAAGAATTTATATCACTGAAGTGGTAGCTAGTAATGTACAATTACCACCTAAAAGCGTTTCTAATGGGCAGAATTACAATCCTAATGTAAATACACGCCAACAACCTAATCAAGCATATAACAACACTTACGGAGTTCAAAACACATATGTGCAACCAAGTTTGACACAACAAATTGCACAACAAGAATATACTGAAAGTGGATTAAATATTGCTTCAGATGATTTACCGTTCTAGAGGGGGAATATTAATAGAAATGAATTATGAAGAAAGGATTAAAGAGTTAATTTCTAAAAATAATAGACTAGGAAGGAAGAATATTGAATTGGAGCAGACTTTAAAAGGAAGAAACGCAACAATTCATAATCAAGCACAAGAGATTAATAGATTAAAAAATAAAGTTGGCGAATTAGAAAATAGATTAATGAGGATGTATACGTCATGAGTACATATGAAGAAGTTAAAAAGCATTTTCTATGCGAATGTCAATCTTATACATATTATGAGCAAAAGATAGCAGAGCTACAAAGGGATGAAGCAATTTATCCTTTAAAAGCCGAGCTATTCTTAGCTCATGCAGATTATGCAAGAAGAATGAACTATGTAAAAGACAAATTAAGCCAACTTGATGATACGACTCGAGCCATGATTGAGTATAGATATATAAAGGGATTCAGTGCAGAAAAAACATCTAATATTGTAGGTTATGCAAGAGAAGAAATTCCAAGAAAAATAAATAAGAATTTGAAGAAAGTGCTCACAATGTGAGCATTTTTTCATGTAATAATTGTTTTAGCAGGATAGAGCAGTAGTAGCTCACTAGTCTTATTAGCTAGAGGTCGAATGGTGCAAATCCTTCTCCTGCAACCATGTTTACAAAGCCTATCAGTAAGTCCTTCTCAAATTAGATATTAAATACCAACAATGGCATACAATTAGGCTTTGATATATTACCGAGCGTTTGTCTCGGTTCTTTTAATAATAAGGAGGAGAATATGGATTCAAGAAAATTTCATGATTTAGCAATCAATGCAGTATTGCAAGTAAACCAAAATATTGAGGTAAGTGAAATGTTCGTTGTATGGATGTGTAAGACGCTACAGAACAATAAAGCATTAATTGGTGCACATCATTCACCCAATTATTATGAAGTAACGTATAACGGCGATAAAAAGGAATTATACGTTGATGAATACATAAAGAATACAAATACTTGTCTAAATGTAAATAACGCTCTATGAGCTTAAAAAAGGGGAATAAAATGGAAATTATTAGATTGAAAATCAATGACATTACACCTTACGAAAAGAACGCAAAGATTCATACTGAAGCGCAAATTGAACAAATTAAGAAATCTATTCAAGAATTTGGTATGAATGACCCAATCGCAGTGTGGGGTAAAAACAATACCATAGTTGAAGGACATGGCCGATTAGAAGCCTTAAAGCAATTAGGCTATACAGAAGTTGACTGTATCAGACTAGACCATTTGACAGATGAAGAAAGAAAAGCCTATACACTTGCTCATAATAAAATCAATATGAATACAGGATTCGACATTGATTTATTAGATGAAGAATTAGACAGTATCGAAGATATTGATATGGAAGATTTTGGATTTGAAAATGTAGAAAATATTGATTTGAATAGTTTTTTTGAAGATTCAAATTCAACAAGTGAAAAAGAACCGAAAAAAATTCAGTGTCCTCATTGTGGTGAATGGTTTGAACAATGAAACTGTTTTTAGCAGGATGTCTTTCAGGGGGGGCACAAAACATAGTGCGTAAGAATTATGAAATTGTATCTAGCAGGAGGACAAGCACAACTAAAGACGGCTATCCCTAAAGTAGGAGAAGATATGAAAATGTATTTAGCGTCTGTTTCAAAACTTGAAACAGATTTAAAAGCAGAGAGTGGAGGATTAATGAAAGCATATCTAGCAGAGAGTGGAGGATTAATCTTCAATGACGCTAACATATTGCAATCATTCTATTATGTGGATGACTTCACTCGAAATATAATCATCCCAAATTGTAAGGATTTCTTATTAGATAGTGGAGCATTTACATTTATACAGAATGCGAAACACGTTGATTGGGATGAGTATGTAGAAAGGTATGCAAAATTTGTTAGAGAAAACAAGATTCAGAAATATTTTGAATTAGATATTGATTCAATCGTTGGATTAAAAGAAGTAGAACGATTAAGAACGAAACTAGAAAGATTAGTTGGTTGGCAATGTATTCCTGTATGGCACAGAAGCAGAGGAATGGATTACTTTATAAAGCAATGTGAAGAATACCCTTATATAGCTATTGGTGGAATCGCAATCAAAGAAATAAAACAAAATGAATATCCTATCTTTAAAGTGTTGATAAAAGAAGCACATAAAAGAAATACAAAGGTACACGGCTTAGGTTTCACACAATTAAAGAAACTGAAAATGTATAACTTTGATTCTGTAGATAGTTCATCATGGGTAAGTGGAAATAGATTTGGAGCTATATATTGGTTTAACGGAGAAACATTAGAAAAGATAAATAAACCAAAAGGAAAACGAGTAAAGAGTTCACAAACTGCAATAAATAACTTCATACAGTGGAAGAAATTCGCTAACTATGTAGAAAGGACATATTAAATGATTGAGAATAAAGAAAAAGTAAAATATATCGAAATGTATCCAAAGGCAAGATGTTTCTGCCCTATTGGCAAAGCATGGTACACGAATAGATTTAAAGTATCAGTATTCCCTAGGGATTGTTATTTCGATTATCTAGATGTAGAGAAATTTATTAAAGAAGAAATTGAAGTAAAAAGTTTAACAATTGCAGGAGCTTGTAAGAAGTTATATGACTATTTGAAAAAAGATGTTGAAGATATTCAAGTAGAATCACACGTAAATGACGCAATTCACTTTCCTGTAAAGGTATTAATTGATTAAGGAGGAAGCATAAATGAAAAATCAAACTATTAAGACAATTTCAATGAATGCAATCGTATGTGCAATGTATGTTGCATTATGTGTAGCATTAAATCCAATTAGCTTTGGAGCATTGCAATTTAGAGTAGCAACTCTATTATTGCCATTAGGATTTCAAGATAAGAGATTCGCAAATGGAATTATTCTAGGTGTAATCTTAGCAAACTTAACAAGTTCACTAGGATTAATTGATGTATTAGTAGGATTCACAATTCAATTCACAATGTATTATTTATTCCCATATTTCATTAAGAATAAATGGATTCACGGTATTGCTTATGCAGTATTAAGTGGAACGCTAGTAGCATTAGAATTGTTATCAGTGTTACATATTCCATTCTTATATTCATTTGTTACAGTAGGATTAAGTGGATTAATTTTATATGAAGTAGGAAATGTATTATGTGCAAGATTATTGAAATACATTGATTAAAGGAGTGATAGACACATGGCGAACAAAAAAATTATTAATCAAAAACAGTTTGAGCAACTATGCCAAATTCAATGCACAAAGGATGAAATTTGCGCCGTGTTAGATGTATCAGACAAAACATTAGACAGATGGTGTAAAGAAACATATAGAACGTCATTCTCCGATATTTTCAGACAAAAAAGGCAAGGAGGGTGTGCAAGTCTTAGAGCAAAGCAGTGGAAACTAGCTTCAAAGAGTCCTGCTATGGCTATCTTCTTAGGTAAACAATTCCTAGGTCAAACGGATAAGGTAGAAACACATTTTGACGCTTCAGAAGTAAATGCAATTAATAAAGCTATGATTACAGATGTAGCAAAAGAAAGAAGAATTGAAGATTTTGAATAAGCCTGCGCCTTTCAATCAAAAGCAATTAACTTATCTTAAAAGAACATTTGATTCATGGCTTAATGTATTAGAAGGTGGAAAGCGTGGAGGAAAGAACGTACTCAACACATACGCTTTCTGTATTGCATTAGAAACACATCCGGATAAATTCCATTTGATAGCAGGAACAGATACATCATCTGCACGTGTTAACATTGGAGATTGTAACGGATACGGCTTACAGAACTATTTCGCCAATAGATTCAAAGTAGGCAAGTATGAAGGTAAAGACTGCTACTACATTAATACAAAGGTTGGAGAGAAGGTTGTATTCTTTGCCGGTGGTGCTAAGAAAGGCTCAGAGAATGCGATACATGGTTATTCTTATGGAATGGCTTACGTTACAGAAGCAAACCTTTGTTGCATAGAGTTTCTACAAGAAGTGATGGATAGAACGATAGCGTCAAGCAATCGAAAGATATTTCATGATTTAAACCCAAAAGGCAAGAATCATTGGTATTACACAGATTTCTTGAAATATCATGAGGAGCAACAGAATAAAGATTCTACATATGGTTACAACTATGGGCATACCACCTTAGTTGACAATTATTCTTTAAGTGATGAGCAGATAAGAACAGTCTTGAAATCATACGATAAGAATAGCGTTTATTACAAAAGAGACATAAAAGGACAAAGGGAAGAAGCCGAAGGACTTGTATTCCCTTATTTTGCTAATAACTGCAAACCTTACCTATTCAAATATCAGAGTCTAAAAGAAAAGATGAAGGAAGAAGGAAAAAGGTTCAGTCATTTAATCATAGGCGTTGACTTTGGAGACAACGGTTCAAAATATTCATGGCACTTAACAGGGTTCACAAATGATTGGGATTATATGTGGGCACTTGATGAAGGGGACATGGAGAAGTCAAACTCAATAGACGCAACAAAGTTCTGCAAAGCATTTGTAAGATTCTATAAGCGTTGTGTTGAGTGTTACGGATATGTAGAATGGATATTTCCGGACAGTGCTTCTAACACACTCATAAACACGCTTAGAGCTTATTTTTACGCAGAAGAATTAGACGAAAGTATAATTGCACCAGTTAAGAAGAATGAGCTTACAGACCGTCCTATAACTGTTGATAGCTTACTTGTTACAGGTAGATTGAAGATAGAAGAACATTGTAAGAACTTAATAAACGCATTGAGCGAATTGGTATGGGATGAAAAAAAAGACATTCCAAAAGATGAGAACGTAAACAATATCAATGATGATTGGGATTCGTTCTGCTATACATTTATCACACATAGTGGATATATAGATTTAAGGAGGTAAGAAATAGAAACATCTAACACACGTAATCCGTGGTTTCAGAATTACCTAAACGATAGAGGGTATTATGTAGATGTAAACGCAATTGAGATTATTGAATTGTGCAACAAATGGTATACAAATACCGAAACAGAATTTCATACGGCATACACCTTGAACAATGAGGAATACACGCTTGATAAAACAGACTTTGCAAAGCGTTTATGCGAGGATGACGCAAACCTTATTGAAATCCTAGATATAAACGCAACTGAGGATAGCGTCACAAATGACATTATTTCAGATATTCTAACAAAGAATAGATTTGATGTTATGTACAGAAAGCAAGTTGAGCAAATGTCTGCAAATGGTACAGTAGGAGCTTATGTAACGGTATCGAATGCCGAGATTTACGAAGATGGTACATTTAGTGGAGGGGAAATCAGAATCAATTATTGTGATTCAATGAATATCCTTCCATTAACTGTTGTAAACGATGAAATCGTTGAAGTAGCTTTCGTTGGAGTAAATTATGAGAAACTAAAGAAAGTATATGTGATGGTCATGTTCTTAAAAGGACAAGACGAAAGATATATTGCAGAAACACATTACTTTAAAGATACAGGCGAGGAAATAAAAGAGCGTGCTCAGATTGTTCAACTAGATGTTGTAAAGCCTTTTGCAATTATGAGAAACGCAAAGGTAAACAACTTACAAATGCAAGGGTACGGCTTGCCGAAGATTTGGAGTGCAATCGCTCCGCTTAAAACAATTGATTTAACAATGACAATGTGGAATCGTGATTTGTTGAAGTCCGATAAAATCGTTCTTGTGAATGAAGCATTAATGCAGAAAGATAAGGATGGAAATATTAAGATGAATCCACAAATGAAAAAGATATTTGTTCAGTTAGGAAGAGATAAGCTACCGGAAGAAAAAGCTTTATGGCAGGAATATAATCCAACGGTTAGAACGGCGGAAGTTGTCCAATCGTTAGAAACTGCATTAAGTATCTTATCAATGATGTTTGGATTTGGTACAAAGAAATACACCTTTGAAAGTGGAAGAATTGTGACGGCAACAGAATATATCGGCGAGAATCAAGACGCTATGAAAGAAGTAAATTCACAACGTAAAGAATCTACTGCATATATTCAAGATATTATTCAAGCAATAGCATATTTCTACGAATTAACGCAAGGCAGAAAACTGAATATCAATTCATTAGACATTGCTATTGATTACGATGATACATATATCGAGGATAAGCAAAGCACGGCACAAGCGTTAAGAAATGATGCATTAACATTTGATATTCCAAGATTAAAGATTATGTACTTTATGAAGCAATACGGCTTCACTGAAGAAGAAGCAACTGAGTTATTAAATGAAGAAATTCAAGATGATGGAGAGGAGGATGACGAAGAATAGCAACTACATATTTTCCATTCGTCTCAAGAAATGGTGATAGATTAGTCTTATATAACGCTTTCAGAAGATTGTTCTCAAGTTACTTTACAAATGGAGTGTTCGTAGATGATTCTAGTTCAGACCATTTAAGAGTTGAGAAGGCTCAAGGCTTAACATTGACAGTTAAAGCAGGAAGAGCAAATATCAATGGAGCATTCTATTGGCAGAAAGATGACGAAACCATCACATTAGAAAAGAGTACTGCAACTAAAAACTATAATATCGTTCTTAGGTTAAATGACAATGACGATTACAGAAATATTTCATTAGTAGTTAGTGATGTAAATAGTGAGATTACAAGGAACGATTCTATCTATGATATGGTTCTTGCAACAGTTACAGTTGAAGGAAATGCAAGTGAAATTAAAGGCACAAATATAACTGATACTAGATTAGACTCAAGCAGGTGTGGAGTTGTAACAAGCGCAATCAAGCAGATTGATACCACGCAATTCCTCAATCAGTTTGCACACGCAATTGTAGAAGCAAAGAAGGAAAACGCTCAAGCTATACAAGAGAATCAGAAATTATGGGATGATTGGTTCGCAGGTGTAAAGGATGTTCTTGGTGAAGGAGAAGGTGGGAAGCTTCTACTTATGATTCAAAACTTAGAAAAAGAACAGACAGAATTACTAAAGACGACAATTAACAATACAATCGATGCAATGTTTCCGATTGGCTCAGTCTATATAACAACAACTAATACAAATCCAAGCACATTCTTAAAAGGGACTTGGGAACAATTTGGTCAAGGTAGAACTTTAATCGGTGAAGGTACTGGTGATGACGGAACAGATAGTCAGACGTTTACTGCTAATTCTACAGGTGGTCAGTACAAACATAAATTAACTGTGGATGAAATGCCTAGTCATACCCATAAATTACAATTTAGAGGTGGACAAGGTGCTCAACCTAATGACCCATTTGGTAATAATAGACCAATGCTTCAAGGTTCTAATACTTATGGCCAAAATGTAGATGAAACAGGTGGAGATGTTCCACACAACAACATTCAACCATATGTTACTGTTTATTTTTGGAAAAGAACCGCTTAAAAGAAGGAGGAAGATATATGCAAATTAAAGAAGTGGATTTAAAAAAGACTAATATGTTCAGTATTGGACAACAATTTAATAACGAAGTATTAGTTATTCATTTTATCAATTTGCCAAACCTAAAGAATAAATACATTTATTACAAGATTGATGACATTGAAGAAGAAATTCCACTAGTTAGTGATGTATTTATCGTATCAAGGCCGTTAATGTTGCATAGTGGTGAAGTTAAAGCTCAGATTATTGCACGAAACCCTAACACATCAATGGTAGAATTAACACAGAACTTCATAATGCGAATCAAACCTAGCAATTATAGTGGTATAGGTGAAGATGAGAATTATCCGGATGACCCAAACATTAAGAATTACTATGTTAAAATTGACGGAAAGATTCAATCAATGGATGAATTGATTGCTCTAGTACAATCTAAATTGGATAATGGAGAATTTGTAGGCGCTCAAGGTCCGAAAGGTGAAAAAGGCGACCCTGGTGAAAAAGGTGACCCCGGTGATGTGACAGAGGAATATAGAAATCTAGCTAGCCAAATCGCACAGAACGCATCAGATGCTCAAACAAGTGCTACAAATGCACAAACTAGTGCATCAAACGCTCAGAAGATTTTGGATGATACGAAAACCTTTGCGAATCAAACGAAAGAAGAATTGAATCAAATCAAAACTGATACGAGTACATTGAAAGATGAAGCCAATGCTAGTGCCGTAAATGCGAAATCTTCTGAAACAAAGGCAAAGGAATATGCCGACAATTTAAAAGAAAGTACAGATGCAATTTCTCAGAACGCAAAAGCTATTTCTGAATTAGCAGACAAAAAGATTACTAAATTCTATGCTAGTAATCAAGGAGAAACGCATGTAACAGATTCTGACAAAGGATTGATTCAAGATTTAAAGATTTATGGTAAATCTAAACAAGATGGAGAACCTAGTCCAAGTAATCCTGTACAAATAAAGAATGTTGTGAATCCAACTATCAAGGTTATTGGTAAGAATTTATGGAAAATCCATGAAAATGGATATATTAATAACACGAATGGTGATATTGCAGACTCTAGTATCAAATTGTACGGAGTTACGGACTTTATAAGGATGAAGAAGAATATTGTAGTTCAATCAAAATCGTTTGATAAAACAAGCAATTATGCATTTGCATTTAGACTAGGATTTTATGATTCTGAAAAGAAATGGATTCAAAACATAATCATTCAGACTTTATCAAATCCTAATGTTTTAGACATTAGTTCATTTCACATAAGCAATGCCGAATATATAAGAGTATCTGCACCGAATACGATATTTGATGATTTACAAATTGAATACGGAACACAAGCTAGTGAATATGAACCATACAAAGAGCAAGCAATTGCTTTACCTATCACACTAAATGCGATTCCTGTATCTAGTGGTGGTAACATCACAATTGACGGGCAACATTATATTGCGGATTATGTGGATGTGGAGCGTGGAAAATTGTATCGAAAAGTAAAGCGACTAAATATGAAAGATGTTGATACTATAAACGTAATACATGGTTTCCATTCAAATGGAAATGGTTATTTATCATTCCACATTGAAAATGCATATAAAGAGCAAAGCCCTATATCGAACCAATATAAAGGTGAAATATATAGTGTATCAAGTGGACATCTGTACGTTCCTAGTAGTAATAGCATTGTTATAGTTGATGATAGATTTACGGATAAGCAAACAGCAATTAAACTAGTTCAAGATACATATGCAATTTACGCTTTATCCTCACCAACAGAAGAAAACTTATCACTTGAACAAATCAAATCCCTAAAATCACTATCTACAAATTATCCAGTAACAAATATCAGTGTCAATTCAGAACAGTTAGACGGGTATACAGTATTTAACTATCCGATTTCGATGCAAAATGGTTGGGATTATGTAAAGCAACAACTCAACGACAATCGTGACTATATTTATGATATGGATTTGCAATCCGCAGAAGCGTATGTAAATTCAGAATACGCAGTAACATTAACAGAACTGGAGGTATAAAGATGTTATTTAAAACATTATTAAAATTAAAAGAAAGAAAAGGATTAACTGATGATTTAAAAAATAAGATTGATGTATTCTTTGCATGTGGAAGAATCACAGAAGAACAATACAATGAACTAATGGATGTAGCAGTTAAAGATATTTAACTAAATAAGGAGGATGATTTAATGAGCGTTGAATTGCAAAACTTTATTGCATTTACTATTGGACCTTTTGGATGAGCTTTAGTAATGTATTTAATATCGAAAAAAGTTAAAGATATTTAACTAAATAAGAATTAAATTTAAAAGCGTTTTAAAGGGCATTTAAGCCCTTTTTATATAGGGGGTATATAAATGTTAAGCGAAGAAGAACAAAGGGAACATGAACGTGAAAAAAGGCAAGAAAAAAGGAAACAAGAACGCCTACAAAAGCAAATTGAGAAAAGAAGAAAGCTTGAAGAAAGAGAAAGAAAAAGCGTAAAGCGTGCTAGTGTATTTGAATTAGGAATGATGATATTCGTATCTAATAAAATTCGTGAAGTTTTGGAAAAAAGCACCGAAGAAAATGCAAATTTAAATACGATATTAGCAAAATCACTCGTAGATTTGCGTAAATTTACAAAAAAAGAATCAAAAAGCCTAAAAAAAGATGTAATTAAGGAATCTAAAAAGGATTTTGAAGAAAACAAGCAAGGAACACTTGATTTAATTGAAGTTGGAAGTGGAAAACCCATCAAAAAGAAGCTCAAGATGGATATATATATCACTTCACAAAATGACACTTCAAAGCGTTGGAAGAAATATATCAAATCAAACGCAAACACGTATGCAATCGGAAAAGATAAACTTCCTACATTCTTTACAAAAATTGTTCAAGAAGAAGTTAAGAATGTAGTAGGTGGTAAATGCACGATTGATGATTCTTGTAGAAAAGCTATCTCTAAATTAGCAAATAGTGGCGTAAAAATCGTTGAATATGATACAGGAGTTAAAAGAAATGTGGATGTATGGGTAAGGCAACAAATGCAATATGCAGAAAAGGAATCATCACAAGAAATTAACAATAAATGCGCTAAAGATATGGGAGTTACTGTATTTGAGTTTGACGCTCACGCAAACGCAAGACCAAGTCATAAGAAGTGGCAAGGGAAGCGATATGATACGCAAGGGAAACTATATCCTAGCTTGTTTCAGTTGACGCATGGAGAAGAAAAAGATTATGGATGTAGGCACTTTGCTCAACCTGTATGGGATATTGATATGCCTTATGCCTACACAAAAGAGCAGTTAAAGAATATTGATACAAAGCCTTTCACATTCCAAGGAAAAGAATATGAAGGATATGAAGCTAGACAGTATCAAAGAGAACTAGAAAGGAATATCAGAGCATTGAAAAGGGAAGTAATCTTATTGGACAATCAAGGATTAGGCAGTACAGAAGCCAAAATTAAGCTAAAACACGCAAATGCAACGTATAAAGCTTTCAGTTCTGAAATGGGAGACAGAGTTCACAACGATAGGCTTAGAATCGGCTAAAACGCTCACGTTGTGAGCTATTATTCAAGTTAAAATAAAGTTAGCCAAAACCATACCGGAGAAGATTCGGTTTATAAAAGACTTTAGGAGGGCACATGAAAAACATTATTGAAATTTTAAAAGAATCAAACATTGAATTAACCAAAGAACAAGAGGAATCAGTTACAAAGCTAGTAAATGAGAACTATAAGACGATTGCGGAGTTTGATAAGCAGAAAGATAAGCTATCTTTAGCAGAGAACAACGCAAAGGATATTCAAACAAAGTTTGATGATTTCAAGAAAAGCTATGATGGAGTTGATGTAGAAGAATTGAGAAATAAAATCAATACATTGACGAATGATATTGATACTCAAAAGACTACATACGAAACTCAGATTAGCAAAATGAATCTTGATTCTGTATTAAGTGCAAAAGCTAAAGAATACGGATGTAAAGATTTCGATTTAGCAAAATCACAATTCAACTATGATGATTTACTAAATTCAAAAGACCAAACAAATGATATTGACAAAGCTTTTAAAACATTAAAAGAAAATAAGCCAATCTTATTTGAAGAAGAACAGAAAGGACCTACTGCAACAGGAAATATCGTTGGAAGCAGTGGGCAAGGAGAAAACCCAAACGCCGAAGATTTATTATTAAGACAAGTAATGGGTTTAACTACAGAAAAGAAATAAGGAGGATTTAATTAATACCAAATGAAATTGCATTAGCTAAAACGTATGTCTCAAATTTGGATGAGGTATATAAGTTAGCATCAGTAACAGGTGATTTAAATGCAGACGCTACAATGGTACGAGCAGGAGCAAACGCAAAAGAAATCATCTATCCACAAATTTCCGTCAAAGGTTTAGGAGACTATGATAGAAATAGTGGTTATACATCTAACGCAGTGACATTAGAATGGAAAACTGCAACATTTGACTATGATAGAGGAACTAAAATCTCAGTTGATACACAGGACAACGCAGAATCAATGAATATTGCATTCGGTAGGGCAGGAGCGGAACTTATGCGTACAAAGGTAGCACCGGAAGCAGACGCTTACACATTCGCTAAAATTGCAGAAACAGAAGGAATCACAACAGTTACCGAAGATTTCGCAGACGCCGAAACGTTCTTGAGTGCATTATTAAAAGCCACTACTAAAATGGATGAAGATGAAGTTCCTAGCGAACAACGTATCTTGTATTCGACACCAACATTATTAAATAGTGTTAAGGCGTTAGATACATACAAATCTCGTGAAGCTTTACAAGGATTCGCAAAGGTTGTTCCTGTACCTTCAACACGATTCTACACGAAAATTAAATTGTTGAGTGGAAAAGATACAGAGTTAGACGGCGGATATAAGAAGGCAGAGGATGGACACGTAATCAATTTTTTGATTGTTCACAAACCTTCCGTCATGAAATGGGATAAACATACTGTTTCAAATGTAATTCCGGCAAGCAATAACATTGAATCAGATTCAGATGTTTTGAAATATCGTAAGTATGGAATCGTTGATGTATACGCGAACAAGGTAGCAGGTATCTACTTATCTGCTAGTGCGAAGTAATGGCAACGGAAATCGGATGGGGTTACCCTTCTATCGCTAAAGAGGTTGAACAACCAAAAGCCGAAGAACCTACAGTCGATGAAGAAGTAAAAGAAGAACCCACAGTTGATGAAGGAGTAAAAGAAGAACCCACAGAAGAAAAAGAGGAAGCTAAACCTCAACAAAAAAAGAAAAAATAGCATAAAAGGGGGATTGTAAAATGAACGATATTTTAGATTGGGAATATTACAATTCCCATTTTCCTAAATTCGATGAAAATCAATTCAATCAGTATTCTTATAAAGCAGAAGCAATGGTATTGAAGTATGTAAATGTTGATTCTATTAACGAACAAAACGAAGATACTTTAAAAGATTGTATCTGCGATGTTTTAAACAATGTAATCTTTCAAGACTCAATTGATGGTGTATCAAGTATTTCAAATGGTGGATATTCCAAAAGCTTTATAAACGCTTCACACACGGATAAAAGAAACACGCTTGAGGATATTATAGCCTTTTGGTTAGGAGATA